TGTCTTCCACAGCGTTGATCAGCTCTACTGCGTATGCCTGCGTTTTGATTGTCTTCATGATTTGTTTCCTCTTATTGTGGGTGGTTCCTGTTTCGTCCTATTAGGACTCATCAGCACGACTAGCAGTCGTGGACAGAGAGCGCGGTCGCTCTCCCACTTGGTTGAATCTTGGTTGACTATCGCTGGTTGCGTGCCAGTCACACTGCCTTTCATGGCCCTACTGTTACTAAGTCTGCTGTCGATTCCCTCAGGTGCTGGCGCTCTCCAGGCGGAGCGAGTGCGAATCGGGTGGGACAGCAGCGAACAGCCGCATCGGGCTCAGGTGTGTTCGATTGTCAGGGTGCAAACCAAATTGTGAAGAAACGAGGAGCGTCTCGCGACGGGTCCCGCCAGGGAGGAGCGTCTCGCGACGATTCCTGGCGCACCCCCTATTATAAACTATGAACCCATATGTTGTCCAGCGTGGTCTTTTAGTCCTGGCGGGGACCCGGAATGCCCCAGGATGGTCTCCTTCTCCTGTCCACGAGGGGGTGTCTCCTTTGCCCTCCCTTGTCCTCTGGGGGTTCTTGACCTATATCGAGGGGGTCCCCGTCAGAGGCCAAGGGAGGGCAAAGGGGAGACCCCACCCAGGATATAAGAGACCTGGGAAACGCCAGCCTGGGGGTCCGTAGACGGGGCCCCCTCCGGGTTCCAGACCGGGCTATCGGATATATCGAGCTGTGGCCCCTGGGCCTATGGGGCCAGTGTAGGCCAAAGGGGCCAAAGATACTCGGTCTGTGAAGGGGTTCTGTTCTACTGTGGCCCTAGCGAGGGGGTGAGAGATGGAATCTCTCCCCGCTGGGGCCACAGGTTAGAACAACGGGCCAAAGCTCGTGTGTGGTGATGCGTGGTCGACGTGCACACTTGTTGTCTGATATCGTCTTTTGTCAGCGAATCATTGCGCCAGCTTGCGCTTTGTGCTTGTTTGTTTGTTGCATTCGGACCTGGGAGGTCCGGTCGATCGAGTCTTCCGCATTACGATTTCTTCTCATGAGTGACACAACAGGCGGCACGCTACAGAAGGAATTGATCACGCTGACGGGAAGAGTGCGCGACGAGATGGTGGAAGACTCGGTTGGCCACTTTGACTTTGTTTCTCTTGTACGCGACCAGGCAAAGGTTCATGGTGTAGAGCCAGAGCGTCTGTTGTGGCTGGCAGCAAAAGCGATGTTCGACAAAGCAGCAGGCGGAGATGCCGCAGCAGCTAAGCTCATCTTCGATCGTGCGTGCGGTGTGCAAGAGAAAAGTGGTGGTGTCAACGTCAACGTAGACAACCGCAGATTGACGTTCGGTCCTCCTGCTCCTGCGGCAGGGGACGTGGGCGAATACATCGCCGGTATGAATAAAGTTGCTGCCCAGATCGGAATAGAAATCAACGACGAAATCGAGGATCTCCTGTCATGACGGATGATGAGACGAAACGCGCTGCTAAAATCGCTTGGATTCTTAGGAATGAATCTGAGCGAGACAAGAAAAGACGCGACTGTGAAGCCGCACATGTTGAGCGTCGCAACGTGGCCGAAGCTATCGAGCTGCAGACAATAGAAGAGACCGATGGCGAAAAATAAACCTAAGTGTCCTAAGTGCGAAACCATCTTGTATATCAGCGCTCTGCAAGGCGACGGTCCTATAAATATATCGGGCCATAATTTGCGAAGCCTGTTGTGGTCGTGACCCATGGTCTGAAGAGTGATCGACGTTGCAGAACGAGAACAGCGAGGTAGACGTCGTTTCTTGCGAGAGTTTGAGAGACTGTGTCCGTTCATATCGGGCAACCCTTATATTCCGCACTGGCCTTTCCCACAACAGGCTCTGTTCCTCGGTCTGCACCAGAACTACCGACACAAGAAAGGTGTGTTCCAGTGTTTGTATGGTGGAGCTGCTGGTGGAGGCAAGAGCGACGCATTGTTGATGGCTGCAGCACAATACGCGTGGAAACACCCAGAATTCAGCGGTATCATGTTTCGCAAGACACACACTGACCTTGCACAACCTGGGGCGTTGATGGATCGCGCTATGGAGTGGTGGATTCCTGCTGGTGTGCGATGGGACGGAAGCAACAAGATCTTTCGGTTTCCTAATGGAGCCAAAGTAGCGATGGCTTATCTGAGCAAACCAAACGACCACCACCGCTACAAGTCGGCAGAGTATCAATACACAGCCTGGGACGAACTCACCGATTGGAGCACATCAACACAACACGAATACGTTGGTTTGTCTCGTGTGCGACGCACCACAGGATCACACGTTCCGTTGCGCACGTTGTCTGCTTCGAACCCAGGTGGTGCAGGACACAACTGGGTAAAAAAGAGATTCATCGATGACAACGCACCACACCCATACGTTCCTGCATCGATACGCAACAATCCGTTTATCGACCAGGGAGACTACATAGAACAGCTGATGCAGATGCATCCTACAGTTAGGGAACAGCTGTTGAATGGAGACTGGGAAGCACGCGAACAAGGAGACTATTTTAGGCGCGAGTGGTTTGGTGCGTTATTGAATCCAGACACCGACAAGTGGCCAGATGAGGACAGTGTGCGTGTGAGATGGTGGGACCTAGCAGCAAGTGAGCGTGAAAACTCGGCATACACAAGCGGAGTCCTCATGGCCAAGCACAGGATGGGAGTTCGTGCGATAGAACACTGCCGCAGTTTTCGTGCTACTCCTGGTAAGCGCGATGACTGGATCATACAACAAGCCAAACTTGATGGATTTGGTGTCACTGTGGGCCTGGAGATCGAGCCTGGGAGCGGTGGTATCGCTCAGTTCCTTGCACTCGAGAAACAACTAAAACAGCAAGGATACAGGGTGCATGGTGCACGTCCTCGCGTTGAGATGAACAGCGATCTACAAAACAAGATGCTGATTCGGCAACCTGCAGCGGATAGAGGGAAAGAAGGACGCGCAGCGCCAGTTGCCTCCTGCCTGCAGCGAGGTTACTTTCGGCGTGCAGAGGGATCGATCGAGGAGTGTGGCAGCTTATCTCGTTGGTATGGACTCGACGAAGGAAGAACGACAACGCATCAACGAGACGGACTACGCTTGTTTCACGGTAAGTGGACACAAGACTACCTGGACGTGGTGGAAGGTTTCCCAGAGGGACCGACCTGCGACGAAGTCGATGCGACATCCGGTGCATGGGCGTTCCTGGAGACACAGAATTTCGGATTGAGGATACCGATTCAACGACAACAAAAGATCGTGAACGAGTCGTACGACTTACACCCAGTCGATAGAACTCAGCACAAACAAGGTAGAAACCAAGCTGGACACTGGACACCATGAGCACCGAACTACAACTAAGGAACCAATCTCAGCAGCTGTACACTCGTGCACTCTCGACAGCTTGGCGGAACAACATCCAGATCTACGATCCATCGGTTTGGTTGAACCGAGATCCGGACGTCGAAGAGAAGATGTTGCGTGATGCTGATATAGCTCACGCAATCGGCTATCGGAGACACATGATCGCAGGAAAACAGTGGCAACTGAGACCTAAGAGCGATTCGTCACCGAACCGAGACATGGCAACGCACATAGGGACTGAGTTGGTGTCGTACATACAGCATTTCACGACTGCACGACTCAACTTGTCGCGTGCGTTCTTCTCTGGTGCTCGTTTTGCCAAGATTCACGGAGAGAACAAGGTTGCTACATTTGGAGACGGTAAGAAGAGAACGTGGTGGTGTCCTAGTCGATTAGAGGACCTGGACAAACGCCGGTATCGCATCGTGCCTAAACACGACGGACAAAACGTTAGTGCGCACTGGGAACTTTGGGACGTGGCAAAGGCGACATGGGTTCCTGAGACATTGATGGATGCAGTATCCACCGTGCGTCACGTATATCAAGATGACGAGGCTACTTTGGGACATGGGAGGGCGCTTCGCGAAGCACTGGGATGGTGGTGGTATGCAAAGACACACGTATTTCAGGAGAGCTTGCAAGCGGTGGAGCGATTCGCCCAGGGAATCCTGCACGCAAAGATCGACGGTGCAAGAGACGCGGCAACAGGAAAACCAAATGACGAGTTGATCGCGGATTGGCAGGCTGTGTTGGAAGACATGCGCTCACGCCATGTTCTTGTTAGCGATGCAGCCGATGATGTAGAGATGGTGAGGATGGACGCGCAAGGCTGGCAGTTGATGCACGAGATTCGCGAGGAGCTGCGCAGCACAATCTTCACACTGGTGCTCGGAGCCAACCTAACTACATCGGCTAAGGAGGGTGGGTCATATGCACTAGCCGAGATTCAAGAGAACAGCACGGAATCGCTCATACAGTTTGACAGGGAGACGTTGGAAGACACGCTTACTAACGACCTGATGAAATGCATCTGGTTCAAGAACCACGCGAACATGGTGGAACTTGGTATACATGATCAGATGCCACGTTTCACCATCACACAGGAAAAACGCAATGATCCTAGAGAAGTCAGCCAGGTAGCACAGATGCTGAGTTCAATCGGTGTTCCACTGTCACTCGATGACATCTACGACAGGACCGGCATGAAAAAGCCGGAAGAGGGAGAGGACGTGTTAGAGCCTACCCCAAGAAGGCCAGGTGGCATGGGTGGCAGGGGTGGCATGGGTGGCATGGGTGGCATGGGTGGCATGGGTGGATTACTTGGTGACGCTCCGCAGCAGGAGGATAGGTGAGCAAGAAAATCGTAGTCAACCTGGGATACTACCTGGTCGGCAGAAGAGACGGTTTTATCGAGCCGTTTTTCGCTCAGATCATCGTAGACGAAGATGGGGATAGATCTGTATTGCACAACTCGGGCGTAGATATCGTAGACGAAGCGATCCGGAACGAAGGTGACGAGTGGTGGTGGAACCTCATGGAAGTAGAACACATGCCGCTCAACTGGGACGGGTATCCCCCATCAATCAAGGAGCTACCGTGAATTTCGAGCAACTGAACCCTGACACCGACAATTTCATCGGCAAGATCGAAAAAGATCGGGCGGATTCCTACGTCTTGGCAATGCAAGACCTAGCAGTGGCTATCATGATGCAGAACAAACCTGCTGCGCGTGATGCACGTTTGCACCTGGAGAGGTTGACAGCCGAAACGATGGGCATGGGCGAGATCCTGGGAGCGTCTATGGTTTTGCGTGCGTCGGCTATGATCATCAACAAGAACGAGAGTTTCGCGAAAGAGCTTGGCCTGGTGCGTGATTCTCACTCTATGCACTTTGCGACTTCGAAATCGGCAGCCCTCATTCCCAGGCTCTCGCTAAAAGAAGCAGCACAAGACATGGTCGATAGAACTCCAGTTACGATTCGGGCAGCGGCTGAGCGCACAGCACAAAAAATCTCCGAGATCTATGACGGGGGACGCGCTGTTGTGTTTGCCAGGAGTGCGGAGGCGTCGGTAACGAAAGCTGTACAAAAGGTGATAGTGGAATTGATGAGGGCAGGCAGTGATGAGGTCGAGGCAGGACGTCGGATCATGAAGGCTGCAAACGATGCACGCAAGCGATCGAAGCGGTGGACCGAGGCGTATGCACGCACAGTGTTTAGAAACAACGTCAATACAGCAGTGACAGCTGGTCGTTTTCGGCAGACCAAAGATCCCGCGATAAAAGCCATCTTACCGGCTAAGCAGTTCAACGCGGTGATTGATGATGTTACGCGAGACAATCACTACGCAGCCGATGGACTGATTTGGTCGGTAGACAACCCTATCTGGCAATATATGGCACCTCCCATCGGTCATAATTGCCGATGTAGCGTGCGAGATGTAGGTGTTCCAGAACTTAGACGTATGGGAAGGATCGGACCACGCGGGGTGATATACCAGGACGATTTGCCTAACGCGGCAGGACCTGATGATGGATGGAGACCTACCGGCAGACCCGACTCGTTTTTAGAAACCATGTTTACTCGCGATCCGCTAGGACGGTTTGTATGACAAACTGGGACGAGTTACAACCTGAACTCAGACGCGTATTTTTGCAACGCGGATCGACACCTGCACGCGAGGTAGCAAAACAAATACCTGTTAGTAGAGCTACTCTTTATCGGTTGGTTGGGCAGGACGGCTCGAACCGAAAACCACCTCATGCGGTGCAACAAGGGGTGCAACGCTACGTAGACAACAAGGACCAGGAACAATGACATCTATTCTCACAGAATCCGGATACCAGACGTCTCGTGCAAAAGACGGATCGCTTATCATCCACGACGTGGAAATATTCTGCGAGACTGAACGTGGAGGTAAGTTGTTTGATTCCGCATGGTTGAACGCAGCGTTCTCCTATGCGATGCAACAGCAGGAGGATCGCTATTTGCCACCTTTGCATGTCAAGCACCACGCACCGGGAAACGAGGTCATCGCTGCTGGCAAGTTCCGGATCAAGGAACTTGCACGTATCCCCTACAAGGGGAATAAGGTATCTGCTCTGATCGCTGATCTATTCGTGACCAACAAAGAAACGGAAGCTGCCCTTATGCAGGGCAAGTTCCCCTATCGATCGGTGGAGATCAATGATGTAGATGATCCTAAGATCGATGGGCTAGCGCTTCTGGACCACGATGCGCCATATCTTGAGCTACCGATGCTCATGATCGGTTCCCCCAGGAATGTCTCACATGAGACACTCTTTCAAAAGTGGCGTATCGATAGTTGCACCGAGGACCGGTCTATGGTTGCCTGTTTCAGCAAGAATGGGACCTCTGCCCATCTTCTGTTCAATATGCCCACCGCAACCAAGATCTCAGGGCCAAAATCGGCGCAGTTTGTAAGACCTCCTGGCGAAGATCCTCGCCGGAAGAAGCGAACCCCTGAACAGATAGAAATCGACAAGGCGGCTAGGGGCAAGGGTGCAGAGGATTGGGCAGAAAAGCTTACAACTGGTCGTGGAAGACTCCCCGACAGCGATACTGCCTACGAAGACTTCTTGACATCGGAGACGGAAGCTGCCCACGAAGAAGCCGTTAGGGTGCTAGGTCAGGAAGGAGCCGACAAGCTAAGAGAATACAAGGCTACTCGGGCTGCATCAGCAAAACCTGAGACGCCAGCCTCAGGACCGCACAAGAACGCGCAACTCATCGAAGACGCAGGTCGTGAGATGGACGTCGATCACGATACGATGCACGACTTCCTCACAGACTCGCTGATGGACGCTACCAAGCTCGATCGCAAGACCGCAGGCGAGATGATCTCGAACGGCGACCTGGACGAGGCTACGATGGACGCGATCCTCGAAGCAGGCAAAGGAGGTATGCAGGATCAAGCCAGCATCGACACTGCGACAGCTTGGGTTGCTGACCAAGCA